GACCATCTGTATATTCGCCCAATGAAGAAAAGTAGTTTCTGTTGACGAAATGACTGAAAGTCTCCCTGTTATGAGCAGTCGCATCCTTTACAAAATCCTTCAGTCCCGGAAACTGAAAGTGCGCATACCCCAGAGAAATTGTATGCTCTCCTTCTGCTGCATGTGCAGATAAATTTACACAGGCAATCCCGGAGATTGCACACACAACCAGTGTTGCTATACTCTTCATTTAAGATATCCTGTATTCAGATAACACGCTAAACTTTTTAATAATACATCTTTTTAGACATTTTAAATGAATATTAAAGACTCGCTTCAACTAATCATATACTGATGTATTAATAACCAGGACCTTATCTATATACGGCTTTCGAATATCCCATGTTGCACCACCGGAATAATGCTCACAGGAATATATTTTATTTCCTGTAGCACCAGTGGATGTGGTATAAATCGGTCGATCATAAGGAGTTCTTTTCCAGTTATAATACCCGACCAGTGCAGGCATGATTGCGCATGGATATCCAAGGTCCTTTTCAAATTTGATATCAACAGGTATTAACTTCGCGTCAAGCAGCATCATTTCGCCATGATAAATCATCTCACCGTCCGGGTTATACATGGCGATACCATACTCAGAAGGTGGAGTAACCATATTCGCGAAAGCATAAACCGTCGTAACACCAGGGTTCGTTCCCCTGACAATTACATGAAGCCTTAGTGCATGATATCCATCAATCTGTTCATGCGTGTACATGACATCGGCCTTCTTCTCTGTTCTGATAAAGAAAAAACAACTTTTGCCTGACGGGATTGATGTTTTAAAAAAAGACTTTTCAGTCGCCGGTATGGTGCCTTTGTTGATCAGACACTGCGGCGTAAAACCTGGACTTATCCATACGCTGCCATCCGGCTTCATAATGCTCAAACCATACATGACACTTATCCCCAGAATGTATAAATATAAGATCCCATACCCTGCTCAAGATTCGACCACGTCACCGTATTGCCATTAATGGTTATCTTCGGTACTTTCCGATCCGCAAATACATTATTCCAGGGAAATAAACAACATACAGCCTGCAATGATTTCCCGTCGGGTTTATTCGTGTACGTCTTTGAGCCAGACTCCGCTGTAAATCTGTCCAGGAAAAATACCGGAGTCAGCACGCCCGTAACATTAACGTTATTTCTGTTATAAATGGCAAAACCGTATTCCAATACTCACCTCCTGATCAGCGTAATCTGCCTATGCGAACAGCCAGTCGTCCATTCTGATCATAAACCTCAATTTTATCATTGCGGATCACCAGTCCTACATTCTGATTAGAGTAACGAATTGTCAGTTGCCCTTGTGACGTAACACTGAAAAGGCCTCCAATATTCAGGTTACCCTGAGAATCAACCTGAAAGTTTCCGTTCTGAATAACGGCACTCCGGATAACTGGCGAAGTGATACTTACCCCGGCTTTTACCTCATCCGCCACAACCTTCCGCGACACCAGTGTTTCAATCACCGCGTCATAAATCATCGCTTTCGGGATCACAACCTTGCCACCTGATACCGCAAACGGATAGGCGGTGTTATCCGGGTTGTTCGGGTCAAAGACAAACAACTGCGACGCAGAAATTGCAACCTGACTTACAGGCCTGCCTTCACTGTCTTTTCCGGCGACAATCCCGATCCCCGCAGTGATACCATCAACTCCCGCTTTTTTTGACCACATTGCCAGAAACGCCTCACCGCCTTCTTTATCCAGTTTAGTGATGCGCTTGTCGACCTCATTAAGCGATTCACTGGTTGACGAATCCAGTGTGCTAATGCGGGTTTCAATACCACCAATCGTTCTTGTCGTTTCTTCCCTGAGAGTCCCCACAACTTCGGTTGTCTTAATTGCAGCATCCTTTACAGCCTGCCCCTGCGCGTTTTTTATTTCTTTACGCAGCTCGGACACAACCGGCGACTTTGCAGCCTCATCGCGGATCTGGTCAATGATGGCCTTCACGCCGATCTGTGTTTGTGCCTGAGTGCCTTTTTCAGCATTCCATGGACCTTTCACTCCTGCCGCGTTAACAAAACGTATCCAGTAAAATCCCGACCAGCCAGGGTCAACCGGATCGCCGTAAACCTGCCCCGGCGTCGTGGCAACCAGCACTGCATCAGCAAGGTCATCCTCCGTACCCCGCCAGATTTCAGTCAGTGAATGTCCGCGATAATTAGGCATATCCCATTCAAGAAGAACCGAGCCAAATCCTCCTGTCGCCTTAAAATTCAGCGGTTTTGTGGGAAAATCAACAGTCATTAAAGTACTGTCAATCTCAATACCCGGATTCAGTGCATATGAGGCACCACCCGATGTTCGACGCCGGGCGAGTTTAAGACCAACCAGTTCCTCACGGGTCACAAATGCGTGGCGTCCGTCACCACGCTGCCCGGTGCCAATTTCCATGTTCTCCACAACTGTGGATAAATCCTTCCCCGCACGCCACGGTTTTCTGGTCATACCGGCATCTCCGACATCGATGTACTCAGGGTTATTCGTTCCACCTGCCCGAATCCGGATACCATCACCTGCCAGTTTTGCCCGGTTGCTGCCGGAAGTCTCACCACACTTCCCTTAAACGTACCCGGCGCAAAATGAATCACAGGAACATCATCAGCCATAATGGTGATCCCCACCCGCTCAGGCGCCGGAGATTTCACCCTGATACAGGAAAAAGAGGTTCTTTCAGGTAATGAAAAAATTTTTGAATGCCACCTTATCGTGGAGGGCAGAGAGCCCCCGGCAAGCACTGACATTTTGTCTCCTGTCACCACACGCATCATATCTTTCGCGAGATCAACCCATGCGCAGTCAAACGGTGTACTGAGATAACGGATATCCATGTTCACCGGACTGAATACAAACACATCCTGCTTACCATCCGGTTTCGTGTAACAGGCAATGTATTCACCACGCCAGGAATAAGCCACAATGGACGCCGGGTTAAACTGACTCTGCCACTGTTCAGGTGAAATAATCTTTTCCGTTGCCAGTGCTGTATTACCGTTTACATCAACAGATACCAGACCGTTTGTCCCGGCATAGAGTACGAATCCCTCCATCGCCACCATACTTCTTCGGCTCAGGCATGCCTGCATGGAAGGAATTCTGGAGCCAGAAATTGTGGAAGGCGATACACCACTGAACAGATAAGGCTCCCCCTTTGTCGCCACCACCAGTGACGTTCCCAGCGGACAGATAGCCACAATATCTTCTGCCGTCGTGTGACGATTCACTTCCGGCCATGCATACGGCAGATACGCTTCCGAAAACATCACTTCATTACCGGCAAACCCGGCGGCAATACCATTAGCCATCAGGCAAAGGCCTGTCATATTCTCTGGCGGCGGCAGGTAATCCCATGTAGCCAGAGAAGGTCCAAGGTTTTTCCCCGGTATTTTGTCCGTGTAACTGAGCACGGATGCATCCAGTTCAGCCACAAGTAAAAAATCCGCTTCTCCTCCACCTGATGCAGAGCGATAAATCCGGCGGCGTTTAATACTGGCATTCTGCAATGGCACCGGAGACAGCGTCAGCTGTACCGCAGTCCCCGGAGTACGGAGTGTTACCTCCAGAGACGCCGGACCTGGCGGACCTTCTTCACCATAATCTGAGACAAAGGTTTCCGTATAAAACCGGGTTTCGTCATCATTCGGGTTATCGTCAGAAACATCACCGCCCTGCTGAACAGTACAGACAGGTGCTGTTGTCGGCGCGGGAATCCCCAGACGATACGATGATGTCGGGTGATTCCCGTCCCCTTTTGTGGCAATGGTCGCATCCGTCACTTTAGGAAAACGCCCGTCAGTGTAGTAAATACGCCCGTGGGCGTCCTGAGCGACCGGACTGCGGATCACATCCACCACATCCGTCCATGCAAACCAGAAATCGTCACGGTAATGAAAAATGGTTTTCGGCTTAATCGCAAATGTTTTCTCAGCCTCTGACATCTGGTGTTCAGGCGTGATCACTCCATAGCGAAAATGACAGTTTTCTGCCAGTACAGCAGAATGATCTGGCAGCATAGATGCAATAACGCCTGGCATCATCCCGCGCATAGTTGTTATATCGATATAAGGCATGGTTGTCTGGTATCCGAAAATTTGAATGGCAGGTGAGTCACTGAATTGAAGTTTTAAAGGCGGCATACAATTGCGCCTGTGCAAAATACAGATTTCCAGAAATCTGAAAAATTACTCTTATCAGAGAAGAGCGTCAGAAACACGATCGGCATCACTGTTTCTGCAAACTTCCCTGTGGCAGTCTTTATTCGCCATATAACATAGCACTGAATGTCTTCATTGATTTTTCCATTGTAGTTACTCCTTCCTTGTACCGGGGGTTGGTCATGCCCCCGTTTTTTATTACCCCTGTTCCCTTAATTGTACTGCCAGGTGCCACAACACACATCAACTGTGGCTGGTATGGAAACACCAAAAACTCTCACTTCCGGAAATCTGAAAAATTATCCATATCAACAGGATGCGCCGGAAACATGATTTCCATCACATCCAGGCCTGCACTTTCCGTGACAGTATTTATTCGCATAGTAAATACTTCACAAGTGTATAATTGACTCAGTTCATGGGGGAGGTGATGGTCCCCCATCTTTTTGTCTGTTATTCCTGTGCCCAGCCAACCCTGTATGCCAGTATCTCATCCGCACTGGTCAGCTTTTCCAGCTCTTTCTTCATGGTGCGCTGGCGAACGTGGATTTCCATCCCTTTGGTGAACATCGCCTGCTCTGCCGCTTCACTCAGCGCTATAAGCTCTTCTGCTGTCACCTCCACATCATTGTTTTCCGCATCCGTCCAGAAAAACGCCTCCGGCAGTTTCCCCGATTTCGCTGCCGCCACCGACGGCTCAAGACGCGTCTGCGTTGACTTCCCGTAGTCCCATTTACGCCCATTGTGCTCAAACGTGTAGTTCGCCGCTTCCATCGCATTACGCCACGCGTTTATTTCATCGCCCTTCATCCCTCGCGCTTTCTCCGCGGTCAGCAGGTCCGTGATTTTCTCCCCGTCAAAACCCCAGCGCCCGCTCAGGTCAATTTTCCGGCTCTCCGGGGTATCCGGCACTTCTGCCACACTCTGGTTCACCGGCCACAGTAACGCAGTGTCCTTACCGTATCCCGTAATCACACCCCGGCTGTCATACACCACCTTCAGCGTCTCCGGCGAAAACAACGCCTGACACTCATACCAGTCCTGACCATCCTCAGACTTCAGGTACATCGCGCCTGCAACATCCGGCTCCGCCGGGGTGTAATACGAAAAATTTCTGATATGCATCATGTTTCCGTGCCCTCCTCCGATACCGGCACCCAGACCGGCATTTTTTCCGCACCGACGCCCCGCTTCATACCTGCCGGTGCAGCATCCGCTGCAAAGACTTTATACACCACATAATCCACCACAATACCGTCTTCCGGCCAGCGCCCTGCTGCCTCATAAACCGGCCGCAGGGACAGGGGATAGAACATATTCTCTGACGGTGAAAAAACATACTGTTCCATACAATGCCCTCAGTATCCGATCGCTTCCCATGAAAACTTGCCGTAGCATCCCCTGACTGTTATCAGAGTTACAGACACTAATGACGGATTCGACAGGGTATACATCTTAATGGCGTGGGGGTCTCCCACTGCAGACACCTGAGCATTCAGAGCAGCAACCGGAAAAGCGACAGGAAAACGGATAGAGTGCTGTGTCATAAGCTTACCATCATCCTCACTTACCTCAATACTGCCCCATTGCCGCAAACGACCGGTTACTTCATCACGCTCCCAGCCATTTACTGTCAGGCTTGCTGTTGTGGGCTTGTTTTTTGTGCTGTAATCCACCCGCCAGTGAAAACGTTGTGTGTCTCCGTAAACTGTACAGGTACAGACCGTGCCGTTCAGAAAACCATCGCCACCGTATTCGCCGATGGTGACCCGGACTATGGCTGCGTTATACGTCCCCATCACCTCAATGGCGCAGCCTCCCAGATTGAGTTTTCCCGGTCCGACATCCGTGATGACCTTATTAAATTCCGCAAGCAGTGATGCCTTCATCATCCAGTAAGGCTGGTCAAATGCCCCCTTTTCTTTCAGCCAGGCCACAAACTCGCTCGTGGTCCATTCACCGGCCCCCGTATGAATGTCCCGCCCGTATACTCTGGCTGCCCCCACGGTGTTCAGAAACTTCACCTTATCCGGGATATCGTCACCGTTTTTCGCTTTCTCCAGGCATCCGTCCGCTTTGTCCATTGCCGCTTTCACCGCTTTCGGGGTGGCTGCCTTCGTTTCATCATCACTGTCCGTTGCGCTGCTTAACTGCACAATTCCCTTCTGTGCCGTCGTCGCATCAGCCACATTTGCAGCGCTGCCTGCCGGACCTGGCTCTCCACGAGGTCCCTGAGGTCCGGTCTCTCCTCGTTCGCCTCTCGGACCTGCAGGACCAGGTTCACCTCGGGGGCCAGTCTCCCCACGCTCACCTCGTGCTCCCATCGGTCCCTGTGGTCCGGCTTCTCCTCGTTCACCTTTAGGACCTTGCGGGCCTGCAGGACCTCCCGGATCACCTTTCTCGCCTTTTGGCCCCATATCCCCCTGGTCCCCTTTAGGCCCCCGCTCTCCGGTATCCCCCTTCAGGCCTGGTATTCCCTGCGGTCCTCGCTCCCCCTGTTCGCCCTTCTCACCCCGCGGACCAGCGGGCCCTACTGCCCCCTGAGCACCAACGTCACCACGCTCACCTTTCGGCCCTGCGGGCCCTTGAGGGCCCACTGGACCTGTTTCGCCTTTAGGACCGACATCCCCCTTCGGACCAGTTTCTCCCTGAGGCCCCCGGGGCCCCCGTGCATTCTCAGCCATACGTCTGGCCTCTTCAGCACTGACAGTGGCAGCCTCTGCCCGCTTAAGGATCTCTCCGGCGCTCTCCTGCGCCAGCCTGGCCTTTTCAGCATGCAGTCTGGCTTTTTCTGCATCAGCTCCGGCGGCTTTTTCAGACTCTCCGGCACGGGTCGAGCTTTCCTCTGCATTCCCCGCTGCTGTGATTGCACGGGTCGCTGCTTCTGCAGCTTCACTGGCTTTTTGTCCGGCTTCAGCCGCCCTGCTGGTTGCCGTCTTTGCACTGTCAGATGCACTCTTCGCACTGGCTGCTGCACTTTCTTTTGACTGTGTGGCCTGAGTGTTTTTTGTCGCCGTGTCTTCATTCAGGCGACGAATAGTAGCAAGGTCATCAGCCACATTATTCTGTATCTGCCGGAAATCTGTCAGCAGCTCTCCGGGTATGCTCACCTCAACAAGACTGCGGCGTAACAGCATATTGAGCGTCACCGTACTTTCGGTCCCCTCAATACGCACACGTCCGTAGACAGCAGTCTTCCCTTTCACCGTCACCGAAACCGCATACTCCCCCGGATCCATCGTCATTCCGTAATATCCACCTTCACGGGTCACTGCCGACGCACTGGTGCCGCTGAGCGCATCCGGTGAAACTGTCAGCGCCGTCAGGGTAATATTTGCTCCTGATATCGCCTCACCATCAGGAGATTTCAGCGTCCCCGAAACAACAACACTCACACTCCACCTCCGTTAAACACTTTTTTACGGGCAGACAATGCACTGTCTGCCCCCTGTTTGATCCCAAGTTGCTCAACAAAACTCTGATAATGCTGCGCAGCCAGCCCCGATTCTGCACCACCGGCAGCATCCTTACTGAAAGCACGAAACAACATCCAGTCCACCAGTGGGTTAACATAAGCCTCTTCCAGTGGAACTGGCGTATCATCGTCCTGCGTCAGAACATACACTGCCTCCGGTATCCGGCTTACCACTGCATCAATACTTATCTCTTTGTCAGGGACAGGAAACAGCCAGAATACGCGCGGGGACAGGTCGTTGCTGATAAAACATTCAGGAATGCCCTTCATTGTGGGCCACTCAGGATACTGCGCATCCAGCACCTCCCGGGATAATGGTCTGACTGCACTACCATCACTGAGGCATATCACGTCAAGAAGTTGTATTACACCATCGGGCAAAACCTGACGGGCGCCAGGAACACAACTGATTGTTTCCAGGCTTGCGCCAGCATCCGGTCTCGCCAGAATCACTGCCCTCACAGCATCATTGTAATAATCGCACAATTCCTGCAGGGGCCAGCGAACCATCATCGGGTCAACCAGTTGTGTATTCACACGTCCGATGATTTCTGTAATCGTCGTCATCAGTAAAACCTCTGCCTGCGTACAGGGTTGCGGTATGAAGAGTACGGGCTTGTCGCCAGTGTATGACGATATGCCCGACGGATCCCCTCAGAAAACTGCACAGAAAAATACTGTGCGCGTAACGGATCTGACCATGAAACACCAGTCTGCATGAACAACCGCTCAAGTGCCCCCGCAGCCACTTCTTCAGGCCATGTGAGGAGTTCATCCGGTATCTGGCTGCGTCCGGCTTTCGGAGCGACGGCATAAAGCACGCTCACCTCACCGGGAGAACAGGCAAATCGCAGGGAGCGTCCGGAGCTGATATCCACATCCCGACCGACAAAAAGCTCATGATTATCGTCAGAGATACGGATGATATGAACGCACTCCTCATCATCTTTGTCATACGGAAGCACGATTTCTTTTCCTGCCACCGGTACAACAGTAACCTCCCGACGGCACACCAACGACTGGCGGCTGAATGCCACGGCAGCCATTGACAGAGCATCCGTCATCATAATGTTCAGTGGACCGCTGATATGACGACGGACATACGGTAAAAAATCACTCAGTTCCGCCATGCTGTTCAGTCTCCGCAACACGACGGCGAAATGCCTCACGCACCCGGATACGGAATGCCTCAGCCGTTTCTTTCGGGTCTTTGTGAATATCCAGCTCTTCTGCCTCACACAGCGTCGCCAGCCGTGCTGAGGTGAGCTTACTTAAATCCACCTCCTGCCCGTTAACAGAAACAACAAAACTGTTCTCCGCTTCTGCCCGCGCAGCAAGCACGCTTTCCTGCGCCTGCTGTGCCTGCCGCAACTGCTCATTCTGTTGTTGCTTTTTCAGAACATCATCAAGCTCTTCATGACGAACCCAGACATCCGGAAACCCCAGCAGTTGCCAGGCCATCGCACTGTCAACATGCACCGGCTCAAGACGTGGGAACAATGTGCGGCTTCCGGTAATGGTGTCCTTTTTCACGGGTTTTGGGCCGATATAGACAACGGCAATTTTCTCACTCATATAATTCCCCGGATAAAAAGCCCGCATGACGCGGGCCGGAAGGTTTTAATCAGTATCCCACCACGGTATAACGCAGCAGAACATTCAGGGTGCCGGTTGCAGCGGCAGTCTTAATGGTGACAGTAACCAGCTCCCCGTCACGCTGTGTGGTGTACGGCTCCACTGGCACATATCTGGCAAATTTTGCAGAAACAGCTTCGCTGTTATCGATGAGAGCATGCTCACCGGACTTAATGCTGACGGTTGCAGTACCCAGACCACCCGTTGAAACCAGCTGGAGTGAGTTGATACGGATGCCCACTGGCAGTGAGAGAAGATGAATAACACTGTCCGCTTCCGCAGCATTCACCGTAAATACGCCTTCTGCCACCGACTCATTACCGTGCGTACCCGTATAGACCCGTTCACTCAGTGACGGGGCAAGGATAGTCTTTGCCATAATTAATGACTCCTGAAAAAGCCGGGCGAAAACCCGGCATGGGGAAAGGAAAAAATCAGAGCTTCACTGCTGTATCAACGGCAATCACGCCGTGATCCTGCATCTTGCCGCTCTTCTCGGGGAAACGGATTTTTTTCAGACCGTTGATCCAGCTGATTGCTATCTCAGTACGGTTATCCATATCCGTTTTCTTCTCAACCATGTTGAAGTGACCGCCCGCCTTCTGACCGTAAGCATTTGCCAGCGCCTGAGCCCCCAGTAACATGGCGCGGTCAATATTGGTTGCAGCAGCGACCTCTTTCGTGGTTGCCGTCAGGTTATTCTCTGATACCAGAACCTTTGACCCCTGATAGAAACGGATCGGCATACCCGCATACTTACGAACCAGGATATTGCGCCACATCGCACATTCACCTTTGAACAGCGGATGATTAAAACCTTTTGCACGGTTCACGGCACGAACCATCATCTGGTTCCAGTCCTTACCGGACGTCGAGGTGTACCAGTCATTCCACTGACGCGGCGTGACGTACAGGACGTAATATGGATCTTCTCCGTGAAGTTCATCACCGGACAGACGAACCGGCTGTAACGGATGCGCCATTTCGTCAATGAACAGGGAGAGATTGTCCACCAGGCCAATAGAAAAAATATCTGCCGCTTCAATCTGCTCAAAGCTTGTCGCATCACCGCCAAAAAAGTGACGGTCATGTGTCGGAGGCAGTACATCGTTGATCATGATTTTTTTGAATTCAGGGTGCTCCGCTGTCGGCAGAATAGTGTCGTCAGCAACAAAATCACCACGTGCTCCGGCAAGATGCACTATCGCACACTGGTCCTGCAGGTCATTAAAGTACGTCCCCAGAAGCGTTCTGGCAGAGGATGCCAGGTTAAACTTCGTGCGCTGCTGACTCATACGTCCGCCTGCATCCACCAGGTGACGTCCCTGATTGATTTTCAGGGAGAAGTCAGCATGGCTGAGATCCTCACCACGACCTTCAACACGCTCATCTCCCATCGTCGGACGTTTTGAGAGTTTGTGCATGATGCTGAAGGTCACTTCATCACCGGCCTGTTTGTTAAGGTCTGTGATACGGACAACCGGCGCACCTGCGCTGGTCTGCTTCGTGCTTTTCTTGTCCGGCGAAACCGCTTTTGGCGCTTCCTGCTGTTCAGTAAGGATATTAACCATCGAGCGGTTGCGGTTGGCAGCAGTAAAAAGCGCCACCTGATACAGCTTATTCGCCTGGGCTGATGTTACAGTCGTCATTACTTCAGTACTCCTTCAGTAAGTTACCCGAGCTTCTCCAGAAGTGCGTCTATTTCAGCATTCGTCATACCACGCATAATCGCCTCAGCCTCTGAATGAGAAGCACCAAGTAACCGTTCAAAATTATCACCGGTTCCGACGGAGGCCGTGGTGCCTAAATCTGACGGGGAAGCAGGTACTGCCTGCTCCTGTTCAGCGGTCTTCACTTTTTCTTCCGCCGTTTTCCGGATATCCGTTTTGTCTGCCTGGTTGTCAGCAGACGACTCACTGACTTCACCGAAAGCAACCTGCGTACGACGGGCCACTTCAGCGAAACGTTCAGTGAGCGTTTTGTCTTTCCATGCGGGGTCATTCTGGAGCTTCCCGTCGATGGATACAGCAACCGAGAAGCGATCCGGATCGGACTCCTGCCACGTTTTCAGCACCGGCACGGCATTCATCGCATCAAGAACCGGTGATAAATCCTCACCACCATTACCTTCTGCCTGCTGTGTTGATTGCTGAACACGGGACTGGAGATAGTTATTTTTACGGATGAGCGAAGCCACCGCGTCACCAATTTCCGGATACATCTCCCTGATACGGGCAATCTGCTCATCAGAAATTTTTTCGTTTTCCGGTAACGGTGTGGGCTTCATACCGGCCTGGTGGATCTGAGACGTCAGCAGTTCCACCCTGCGTTTTTCTTCAGCTATCTGCCCACGAAGAAGTGCGGCTTCCTGTTCGGCCCGTTGCTTACCGGAACGTTCAGCCTCAAGGACTTCATAGGGAATGACGTGTTTACCGTCGCGGGTGAGCACCCCCTTCGCTTCCGGCTCCTTCACGTCCTGCGTCTGCTCCACACTGGCATCCGGCGTCGGTGCCACATTGTTATCGCCCGTCTGAGTCTGTGCTTCCTCATCCGCATGTTTTTCCGTGGTATCTTCCGTCACGACGTCCTGTGCGTGACTGTCAATATCCACATCCCCAAGTCCTTCCAGCATTTTTTCCAGTTGTTCCGGGGTTTCTTCACCCGTAAATTCAAAATCCATAAATAACTCCGCATGGTCTGTTTATCGGACAGATCCGAATGGTTGAGTAAATAAGGCTTATCGCTGCCCCCGCGAATAAGCGCACCGCTCCCGGAACGCTTACCTCCGGAAACAAAAAACCCCGTACGATGACGGGGTTCAGTTGAAGCCAGAGTTTTCAGAGCGACATTTCATTCATCCGCTGTTGTAACGTATACAGCATCTGTTGCTGAAGAACGTCCTGCTCCTGTTCCATATTCTGTACGCCGGTAATGATTTCTGCCGTATGTGCCTGGTTAAGCGCATCCACATAACGCTGCCCCTGTGTCAGGGCGACTTCCCGCTGTGCACTGGCATTATCCCGTTGTGCAGCTGCATGTGCCCTGGCGGCGTCAGCTTCCAGTTTTGCCACTCTGCCAGCCATCTCGCGCATCTGGAGTTCTGCCTGTTGTTGCTGAAGTGCCTGTTGTTGTGCCGCTACTTCCTGTTCTTCCGGCGTCATTTCATCCGGTGATTTTGGCGTCCCCAGCGCAGCACGAATACGCTCAACAAACTCCTGTTTCTGCGGCACATCCAGAAGATTAACCCACAGGTCGAGCACAACAGCCTGCACCTGAGGCGGCAGCCCCTGAATAACCTCTGACATTCTCTGTGCAAGCTGTGCCTTAAACGCCGGTGTCTGCTGAACAGGCGCCAGCGCAATATGTGTATTTAACCTTGAAATATCATTGGTCAGTTCACCATTATCACCTTCAGCATTGAGGACAATGGTCTGGCGACGCTGGCGATCATCGCGATTAATCACCACTGCATGATTACGGCGTTTTTTCAGGTCATCGAGAAGATAAGCCAGCAACAGTCTTCCCACCTGCTGGCAGGCAAACTGGTAGTTATCGTTGATTTCCGCAAGAGTTGTGGCCCCCTGCTCCACCAGGTTACTGATAGCCACGCCTGACGTCGCACCTGAATCCTGCCCGAGAAATGCGGAATACACTCCCATGGTATCCTGGATAAGTTTTTCCGATTCCTGCATGACCTGAAACTGCTGGCTGGCAACCTGAAAATCCTGCTCAACCCGAAAAACATCTGCGACACTTTTCTGATTTTTTCGGGCCGGATTCAGTTTAATAATGCCATCCGGACGTTCGATCTGCTCCATCAGGTCGCTGTCTGACAACTGGGTGGCATCCTCGTCCATAATCACGCGTTTGGCCTGAAGCAGCCAGGTCAGCTTGATACGACGAAAATTCACCTCATCCTGTGCCGGAATGGCGCGGGAAATTAACCCGTATGGCTCCCCGGTTTTATCCTTTCGGTATCCCCAGAAAGGAACCAGCGGAAACATCCCCTGCGGAGCACTACAGGGGCGATCCACAATAAAGTGTGGGCCCACAAACCAGGCTTCACGAATACGACTTACCCGCCCGACTTTCACCTGAACCCGCCCGGATGCCACAGCCACCGCCTGCATCAGATTATTTTTATCAAAAGCCACCACCCGTCCATTACTGAGTTCAATCACCGGAAGACGTTCGAATGTACGGTAATAAACCACCTGAAGCAGCACACGACGGCGTTCACGCTGAAGCCATTCATTCTCCCTGCGATCCCATGACTGATACTCTTCCCATGCACTCATCAACGGACTGGGCTGGCCTTCAGTAATCGTGGTATCGACAAAACCACGCCAGTCATCAATAGCATAATCGATAACCTGAGCCATTCCCGGGAACGTGGCTTTTGCCTCATCGGTATCCATCCAGCGGCGACGCATCAGCCACCGGCAGTCACTCAGGTCGGATTCCCGGCTGAGCCAGTCCCAGAAAACCTCATTTCTGCTGACTGTGGATACCCTGAATTCAGGTCCGAACGGATCGCTGTTGCGCCTGACCTCCACCCAACTGAGCCCCGCCTTGATTTGTTCCGCATAGGCATCGGAGCGGGCCTTATTCATGTTGCCAAGACGGCACGCATCAGCAAACTCCGCATTAATGGCCTCTGCCAGTTTCTCTGTTTCATCGTTCGGATCGTCTGACATCACTATCAGGTCCGTTCTTGTTTTTGCCTCCATTCCCAGTACACCATCTACCGTGGGGGCAATGAGGTTATGGATGGTCATGGGCTGACCGCGATCTTTCAGTACCTGGATAACTTCCGGTGCCAGCTGGTCGCCATCATAATACGCACAGGCCTTGTTTGCGGCATCACGCCAGAGAGGCTGACTGTCAATATCAGAACAGAGAGACAGTAACTGACGCTGAGAAAAACGCGGCGTGGATCCATGATCGTTTTTCATCGCTGTGGTGTTAATTTCATTTTTCATCAGTGTGCCATCCAGTGTGTGGTTCTGCGTTTATCCGTTTTCTGTTTTACCCTCACCGGCATTCTGGCGCGCATCTCCTGGGCAATCATGTAGCTCATGAGCTGATCATCAAAGCAGCCTTCCTGTGCATTCATGGAGCCTTTCGCGTCATAAACGTAGGTGTTCATTTCCGATAATGTGCCTGACCAGCGGATCCCTGATATTCCATTATTCAGGAGCGTTTTCATTCCTTCGGTCAGAACAGGTTTGCTCTGACGGGTTGTCAGCCAGCCAAGGCGGGGCGTATCGTCGTCATATGCCTGGTCAAGATGCTGTTCGTTGTAGATATAACGTGTCGGATAGAGTTCCCGGAGTTTCAGGATAACTGCATGTCCGTGATTATTACGCTCCGGCCCCACAAACGCGTTGTTATACATACGACAGACCTGCGAAATGAGATGAGCAAAAAGTTCAGCATCGAGATGCCCGAACCAGTGAGCCACCTGCTCGCCATTACTGCGTTTGACAACATCCAGCGATGAGCGGTCTCCGTGCTCCAGCCCTTCGGCAGTATCTGCCCCACAAACATACTCTTCATCCGGATCCGGCAGTTCCCATACCAGCAGATAATTCATCAGCGTCCGCTGCAACTCGTTTTTATTTCCTTCACGCAGAGACTGAGCTTTAGTCTTCGCTCCTGTAACAGGTTCAATGTCATAAACAATCATCGGTGGCGAACAGAATGATTCTGCCTGCAATGTACTTTCGGCACTGAACACACGTCGTCCGGACGTCAGAAACGCCTCCTGTGGCGTTGAGGGAAACTCCTGCTTCATTTCCTCACGCTGTTCAGTTTCCTTACTGATGTACCACTGCTTCTGCTCATCGGTAAGCGTGATGTTCATTGCCTTCTCAACCGCAGAAAAATACGTCATTTTTTCCCGTGACAGCTTCAGCCCGCTTTCAGGCACTCTGGCGCTGTATTTAGGATCCTGCCACCATGCGTAAAAATGGAATTTATAATCCTGTGCCGTCAGCAATAAGCCTGATGCAGTGCTCTCCTGTGCACGGTTACTCATCTCGTAAAAATCACCACCCACGCCTTCAGCCGTGGATTCATCAAAAATAATGCATTCATCAGAGACGGCATTAAGCGTACCGGTTCGCAGCTCTTTCGCCTTAGCCGGATATTTCGCGCAAATTTTGCCGTGCTCTGAGATATGCAGGCGCTGCACCGTACCTGAGCGAAATGAGGTTGCCACCTGAATACTCGAGCCGTGACCAAACAGGATATAGCCACCGCTGGCACCGCTACGACGTTCAACGATGGTGAATGAGGCTCTCAGCCAGTCAGGGAGATGATCAAACGGTACAGCAATTTTTGTGCGGAAAATTTCACTGGCAGCCTGTTTATCCTGAGCGACGATCCCGCATTTGAGATGCGGAATGAATAATGCCTGGTCGAGAAGATAAATATCAATGGCTGTGGAAAATCCCAGCTGGCGCGCTTTCAGGATAATGTTTTTATTATGCATGTTACGAAACAACTGACGTTGCGCCGGTCGCATTCTGAAGGTGACCAGTTCACCTTTTTCGTTCTGTATTTTGTAGAGATGATTGAGGCGCCACCAGGGATTGCTCAGTTTTGTCATAATGAACAGACGTTGTTCGGTCTCAGTCATTTCTGCAGGTTCATCACATCGCGTTTTATTCTTCCGGAATGTCATCCAGTCTCCCCGAATTACTCATTTCATGCAGCGATGACACGATGTCACTGACTGGCGTAATAACCCCCCGGCGCTGGCTGGTCAGAATATCGGTTTCCGCTCTGAGTTTATCTCTGGCGGCGTTGATTCTTTCCCGGTCAGCACGAAGTTTTGGTGCTGTCTCAGCCAGGACGTCCAGCGTCAGCAATGAGCGTTCAATTGACTCGATACGGGCAATATTCCGGTCAAGGGCCTGTTCAGCTTTGAGTATTTTGTCGTAAAGAGCAACGCGGGTTTCCACGTCAGTTGCCTCTTCCAGGTCGGCGAACATCCCTTTAAGTGCCTTAGTTACTGAAAGTGCGCGGGCCCGGGTGAACACCAGTTCATCGAACAGCACCATGTCGGACGCATCATCCATGAGGTTATCTGCCTCAAGATACTTCGCATATCCACGGTGTCTTACGGCGTGGGTGTTTCGCTGAGAAAAAGCGTTTGAAGGAGGTAAAAGTCGGGAACCACGAATCCGTTTCGTTTCTGCCGAATTTGCGCAGTTTTTTTCAGAGTTTTTTGCGCATTTTTCATCGTCGGAACACGCGTCATTGCTGGGTTCTTCATCTGAGATGTCATGATCGATTTCATGATCGGTTTTATGATCAATTTCATGATCGATTTTGCCCATTTTTATACGGGTTCTGGCGGTGTTGTAATTAATCTTTTTCTTCCGGCACCAGTCCAGTAATGTTATTCCCGTTTCGGCATGTTCGCGTCGGAATGCCTGCTCCAGCTTTTTCCAGTCCAGCTTTGCCATGTCACTTTCTGACGTCCTCTGTTAAAAACTGACGCATAATGACCGCTGTGATTTTTCAGAATTCACACAGCAGCGCCATACTTGATCGATATTTGTACAATGAGGTTGTTTTATCCGGTTTCTTCCACCACCGCACCGGACAGGCGGCTTCGCGGGTAAATGCTCACGTCTCCTGAAAAATGAGGGAAACCCGGTGTGTATCGTTTTTGATTATCCCCGCACACTCACGCAGGAGGTACCCGTCAGGGCTGCAGTCGCTGTTAATACGGGAATACGGCGACGATACGGCGCATCAGCAAAACTTATTTCAGGCACTGAGTGCGGATATATTCCTGTGCCCCTTCCAGCTGCTTCTGCATCATCATCAACCGCTCTCTGAGGGTGAAATAATCCCGTTCAACTGTGTCTGCCAGTCGGGGGCCGGTTGCATTATCCACGCCGGAGGTGGTGGGGGCTTCACGCACGGAGCCTGGACAGGTGGCGTTGATCCGCAGGCGCTTACGACCAGCGGCAACATCAGCGCGCAGAGTTTCATTTTCAGCTCTCGCATCGGCTAATTCCCTTGAGTATCTGGCATCAAGCGCA